CCGTGCTTGTTTGTTGTTCGTTTTGGAATTCTTTTTCATTGTTTATTTTTGTACTCACGCCTGTAAAGGAAGTAGTAGGAAGAGTGGATAACTTCAATTGCGCCGACTCAGATGTGATGAACAAGTCTCTATACAAACACTGAAATTTGGGAGACGGGCTTTCTTCAAGATCTGAATACTTTATAAAACCTGTAGGGAAATCATCAAAAGTCTTTGCATTGTCATAGGCTGAGCACACATCCCTTAGTTGGGGGATGCTTAACTTCAGAGCTCTAGCAATGTAATCCTCTAATATCTCAACCTCGGTCTCAGAAGATCCGGTATTGAAAAAGGCTCCATCCCACATTTTCAGGTTGTAGGACATGGCTCCACTGCACAGGTCATCAAACCTATTGTGTGTGGAAAACCCTTGTTCGCGCAATAAACGCACCACTGCTCTAGTGAAAGAGCCGATTAGTGGTGTGTTTGGGTACATCCTGGCGTACGGCTCACATTTTCTATATGCGAGCTCACGCCAGGGTACATTCTTAACATGTGAAAAAGATACTTTGGTAACAAATCTGACTACGTCGCAAGAATAAAGCGACATACAAGGTACAGGACGAACCATGCCCAGAAAACTTATACTCTCACCCACCTGTCTGACGACCACCTTAATAGGCAGTCCTAATGCAGAACAAGTGGAGATCATGGTTTCTGGATCGGCTCCAGTCAACAATCCATCATCACCCCCGACGATACCCAAACTTGAGAAAGATTCATCAGGGTCCTCACCCATCTCCCTGAACGTACAATACATAGCAAATGCATTGACAGGGATTGAGTTGAAGAAGGAGGTACCTCCTTCACCTGATCTACGACTATCACCTAAATCCATCTTAGCACCTTTTGCAGTACGTGGAAACTTATCCGCATACTGTGCTCGATGAATCACTCGCCATTCTTCATGATACTCTTCACGTAGCAATCTTTCTCCTAAATAGAGCTCGGTTTGCCGAAAGAAGCGACCAATATTGGCGTCTAATTTGGTGTAGTCTGTCTCAAGGATGG